TGAACTCTTATTACATTTTTATCGGTATCGACAGTAACTTCAGCCAAAGCACCAGTAAACGAAGCATGTTCTTGCTCAGTTCCTTTTCTGAGTTGAACTCGTTTTGTGTTTGCCATTTACATAGAGATTGTATATCTTTATTTATCAAATTATGTATATTCTTATAGGTTTTGGTGAATCATATTCCACATATCTATCTATAGAAGAACCAACAAACTGTGATTGGGTGAATCCATTGTATCCAGCATAAACAAAGTTTTCTTTAGATGCACCAGATAGTCTGAATAGAATTTGAGTTCTATCGTATGGAACAACTCTTGCAATCCCTGCTGACTGGAATCCAAATATTCTTCCTGTTCCACGATATGTCTCTGTATGTTTCTCCTCTGCATTTCCTGTAAATTTGAACAGGTTGGTTGCTGATGGTGAGAAAGTAACAGACTCTGTTTTGCTGACAATAGCAAATAGAGATCCAGAACCAATATAGGTTGCAGGTATTGCAGATTCTTTTGCCGAACCTGTAATTCTGAATAGTCCACCAGCAGAACTGACAACAGCAGAAGATTCTGAAGTTCCAACAAACGCAAAGATAGAACCAGAACCAGCATAACTCTTTGCTTTTCTCTCACCAGCATTTCCAACAAAGTCAAATAGTGCTGTTGATTTTCCTGGAGTAAACGATACTCGTTCTGCTCCACCACCAAATCCAAACAGAGTACCTGTTGTGGTCCAGTTTGTATTTCTTTCTGTTTTTGCCTGACCACCAAATTTGAAGAGTTTTGTTTGTAATGGTGGAACGGCAGTATAAGATTCTGTAGCACTAATGAATATAACTTTTCCGTTGATGTCCAGAATGGAATCTTTCGAACGGAATCTGATAAGACCAGAACCAGTGTAAGATTCTGTATTTCTTTCTGTTGCAGATCCAGAGAATTTGAATAGAGATGTTTTTCTTTCAACAGAACTTGTCGATTCAGTCTTGCTAACGAATGTAAAGAGTGAACCAGAACCAACGTGTGCGTAAGAATTATTAACAGAACCAGAACCAGTAATTCTAAACAGTGTTTTGAACTCTGGAAGTCTTCTTCCAGTAGATTCTGCTGCTCCTGTGAATCCAAAGATACGTCCAGAACCAACGTAGTTTTCTGTATTCTTTTCTTCTGCGGAACCAAATAGTGTAGTTTTTCCAGAACCAATATGCTTGAGTCTGGCTATTATGTTTGCAGTTCCAGAAAGTTTTGAGGATGTGGAACCAATATAAGATTCGGTATTCTTCTCAACCGCAGAACCAACAAACTTAAATAGAGCACCAGTAACTGGAGGTCTACTAATTGCAACTGTAGTTGATGCATTGAATCCAAATAGTGAACCAGAACCAACATATGGTCTTGTTCTTGCTGTTTCTGCACTTCCAAGAACATTAATAGTTCCTTCACCAACATGAACTGGTTTGGTCTGTGTTCTTGCATTTCCAGCAAGAGTAATTGAACCAGAACCAACTTCTGTATATTGGAAGAACAGAGTAACAACACCAGATGCTCTGAGTAGAGCACCTTTGGTTTTTGGAACACTTGTTGTACTTTCAATTCCAGAAATATAACGTTGCTTATCACGAGAATCAAGTCCAGAAACTTTTTGTCTAAGGTTAAATGAACCTCCACCAACTTCAGTGAGGGTAAATCCAATAGATGCTGCTCCACTGAATTTAAACAGTGGACCTGCTACATCTAATGCACCAGACAGTACTGCTGCAGATCCACCAAATGCAAATAGTGAACCAGAACCAACGTAGTTTTCTGTATTCTTCTCTTCTGCAGAACCAGTAAACTTGAATAGTCCAGTAGTAACACTGGAAATGGAACGTGATTCTGTTTTGCTGACGAATGTAAAGAGTGAACCAGAACCAACATAGGATTCTGTATTTCTTTCAACTGCAGAACCAAAGAATTTAAAGAGTCCTGTAGTAGATGGTGCGTTGCTGGATACTTCTGTAGCACCAGTGAACGCAAAGAGTGAACCAGAACCAACATAAGATTCTGTATTCTTCTCTACTACAGAACCAGAGAACTTGAATAGTACTGTCTTCTCTTCTACCTTTCTTATAGATTCAGTAGAACTAATGAACGTGAAGAGAGAACCAGATCCAATGTGTGGAGCAGGAACAACAGATTCAAATACAGAACCAAAGAATTTAAAGAGTCCTGTGGTTGATGGTGCATTGCTGGATACTTCTGTAGCACCAGTAAATGCGAAGATGCGTCCAGAACCAACATAAGATTCTGTATTCTTCTCTACTAGAGAACCAGTAAATCTGAATGTACCAGAACCAACTTCTGGTGCTGGTACAATTGCTTCTTGACCGTTGACCGAGATAAAGAGTGAGCCAGAACCAACATGACCAAGAGTTGCCTTTGGTATTGCAGATCCGTATATTTTGAAGAGTCCTTGTGGATTCTCTTTTGCTGCTGATGTAAATGTTGCACCAGTAAATGCAAATAGTGAACCAGAACCAAAATAGGATTCTGTATTTCTTTCGACTGCAGAACCAGTGAACTTGAATAGTCCACTTCCAGGTGGAATAGTTGGAACTACTGCTTCTGCACCACCAGTAAATGCAAATAGTGAACCAGAACCAACGTGAGTGAGACTGAATCTAATTCTTGCAGTGCTTCTTCTTGTGATGTTGATAGTTCCATCACCAGCATAACCAAATGACCTTACTTCTGTTGGTGGTCCAGATACAACTCTTACAAATCCATTACCAACATGGCTGAGTGCTGCCTGAATTCTAGCGGTATCACTAGTACTGAATCTCAGTACACCATATGGGAATCTATTTACATTATCTGTAATGTAACCATAATCAACCTTCTGGTTTCCATAATTTGTAGGTTGAGTAATGTAACCATAATCATCATCACTTGTATGAATTTCAGAAACAAATCCATAATCTAAACCTTCAATGGTTACGATTGATAATTCATTGTAATCATAAGTAACTTTTTCTGCATGACCAACAAATCCAAAGAGTGAACCAGAACCAACATAGTTTTCTGCACTCTTCTCGACCGCAGAACCAGTGAACTTGAATAGTCCAGATGTTGCTGGTCTGGATACTTTAGAGTCTGCAGCACCAGTAAATGCGAATAGTGAACCAGAACCAATATGTGGTGCTGGTGCAATAGAATCTTTTGCAGAACCAGAGAATCTAAAGAGATTTGTTGACTCTTGTTTTGCACCAATAGACTCTGCAGAACCAGTAAATGCGAATAGTGAACCAGAACCAATTTGAGATAGGGATGCTTTTGGTTCTGCACTTCCACCAAGAACAAATTGACCAGAACCTTTGTGAATTGGTAGTACAAAGATTCTTGCATTTCCAGATACTGAAATTTCAACAGTACCAGGAATTGCTGGTGATTGGACGATTTCAGTTAGTGATGATAGTTTTAGTTTTCCGAATGGGAATATATTATCTGTTTCTGTTATGAGTCCATAATCAATATTATTCCATGGTTTTTGTGGACTTACTATCTCGGATATTAGTCCATAATCATCATCACTTGTATGAATCTCAGAAACAAATCCATAATCTAAACCTTCAATAGTTACTACAGAAGATTCGTTATAGTCATAAGTAACTCTTTCCGCATGACCAACGAATCCGAATAGTGAACCAGAACCAATATAGTTTTCTGCATTCTTTTCTTCTGCAGAACCAGAGAATCTGAATATGTTTGGTTCTGCCTTTGTAATAATAACTCTTGATAGACCAGCACCAGTAAATCCAAAAATACGACCAGAACCAATATGTGGTGCTGGTGCAATAGAGTCTGCAACGGAACCAGAGAATTTAAAGAGATTTGTGGACTCTTGTTTTGCACCAATAGACTCTGCAGAACCAGTGAATGCAAATAAGGAACCAGAACCAACTTGTAGTAAAGATGCTTTTGGTTCTGCACTTCCACCAAGAACGAATTGTCCAGAACCCTTATGAATTGGAAGTACAAAGATTCTTGCGGAACCAAATATTGAGATTCCATCAACACCAAATATTGATGGTGATTGAGCAATTTTGGTTAGTGATGATAGTTTTAGTTTTCCGAATGGAAGTCTAGTATCATCGTCAATAATAAATCCATAATCAATATTATTCCATGGTTTCTGTGGACTTACTATCTCAGATATTAATCCGAAGTCATCGTCATCTACATGCGACTCCGCAATAAATCCGTAATCAATTCCTTCTGGTATTACTACAGAGGATTCGTTATAGTCATAAGCAACTCTTTCTGCATGTCCAACAAATCCAAATAGATTTCCTGAACCAACGTAGTTTTCTGTATTCTTTTCTGCCGCAGAACCAGAGAACCTGAATATATTTGTTTCTGCTTTTGTAATAATAACTCTTGAGAGACCAGCACCAGTAAATGCAGAGAATGTGCCAGTAGTATTGTAATTTCCTCTTGAGAATGCATGAAAAGCACCACCAGAGAAATTAATCGAACGTTTAATTCCTTCTGATGGTGCGTTGGTGGTAGCATAAACTGCCCCACTGAATCCAAATAGTTTTCCAGACCCAGATTGATATGCAACTCTGGAATTCTGAGACTCTCCAAGTCCTCGAATCCTTCCAGAACCGACATGTATTGGTAAAACGTATATCTTTGCCTTTCCTTGAACAAGAAATGTTATTCCACCAACACTTCTTCTTACTAGACTTACATCTGCAAATTCTGTAGATATACTTAGTTTTCCGAAAGGAACATTACTGCTGAGAATTGTAATAGTTCCATAATCAAACTTCTGCTCTTCAGAAGTTATTTCATCAGTAATTAATCCAAAATCATCATAATAACTAAAAATTTCAGTAATTAAACCATAATCTTCACTACCAAAAGAAACAATGGAACTTGTGTTATACGAAAAAATACCCCTCTCTTCCGATGAACCAGAAGAGAGAGAAGTATTAGTTCCAGTATAACTAAATACTGCCATTATTTCCCTCTATTTTATGAAATCATTGATGTCCATTAACAAAAATTTATAAGAAAAAATAAGGGGATTACAAACGCAATCCCCACATAACAAAAATATTTTTTTAGTAAATCAGTCGAGGCTGATATTGAGAGTAACCTTAATTTGGTCTCCGTTGTTCTGAATGTTGTAAGGACCATTTGTGAATCTTTCAGCAAACATGATGCTGCTGTAAAGAGTTGCACTTCCTACACCAGAGAGTGCTGGTGAAGTTCTAAATGTATTTGCGTCTGTTGTTTCAAAAACTGTATATGTTGATGATGGAGTGGTTGTATTTCCAGTTCCTGCTGCAATGTAAATTACATCTCCTGGTACAAGACCATGTGATGGTGCAGTTACTTCACTGAAGTTGAAGTAAATTGTAGCACCAGTAGCAGCCTGAACGTTGTTTACTAGGTTGTTACTTAGATAGACAATTCTCTGACTCTCATCAAAACCAGTAACTAAAGTATTTTCTGGAATTGCATTAACTTCACCAACAACGTTTCCATGAGTTACTGCCATACCAACAGTAATGTTTTCTCCAACATTTTCTGTAAACGTTACGATTCCAGTAACTGTTGTTGTATTTGCTTTGTCTAATACGATTCTATTGGTTCCTGCAACACCAACTACTCTTGCACCTAAAGCAATTCCTGTTCCAACAACTCTTTGGTTTGTTGTGATTCCTGTTGGGGAATCTACATCAACTGAGAAATATCCAGTAGAACCAACACCTGTTGGACTGTACTTCTTGTCAAAGAGGGTAACAAAGTTTCTACCAATGGTTCCAGTAGTTTGTGTCTTTGCTACTGCTACTGCTGTAGAAACTGTTGCTGCATCCTGAACACCATGAATCTCAACTGGCATGTTATTTGCTCTGACCAAGTAATAACCATACTGGTTATTTGCAGCAGAACTAAATGTAAATGTTTGCTCTGGATATGATGCAGTAGTTGTTCCTCTACCAAATGAAAGTGACTGGTTTAGGAATGTTCCAGTATTAGGAACAGTTAAGACAATTGTGTTACCGTCAATAGCAGCAACGGTAGCACGAGATCCAACTCCACCACCTTCTACATAATGACCAACAGCAATATTAGTTGTCGATGAAACTGTAATGGTGTACTGGTTTACTGTTCCTGAACCAGTTGTAGTAACAATTGGATTTACGATAGTTCTTACGTTCCAAAGATTACCATTCAAGAGGATACCGTACTGTCTTGAATAATCCTGGTCAAATCTATTATTGATTACTGATGGATATCCATTAGATGGAGCAGTTCCATACCCAATATTACCAGAAGCATCATATGGCTCATAAAATTTATCCTGAGCAGGAACATCAGATTCCGCTGGGTTGGTATCACTGGAATATAGTTTTAGAATTAGATTTCTTGGAATTTCATGATTACTATTTACAAGATACCTTAGGGATTGAAGTTCGCCACAATCTGGTACTAATAGTGCCATTGATAATGTCTCCTAACTCGTTATTAATTAACTTTATACTCTTATTTATAATATGGAATAATCAAATTTTTAATTTCAAAAATACGGAGCATCTTTGAACTCCAGTGCAACTTAAAACATTGAATCTTAAAACATCACCCAATTCTAATTGTTTTGTCCAAGTCGTAAGATTATCATCTTTGTTTTTGTTTTGATTATTTAGTATAGGATATTCATTTCCTACAATAGAAGTGAAATTGTTTGGAAAATTACTATAAGATGATTTTTCTATATCAAATGCTATTGTTCCTGTTGTCTCTGATAAAATTGTCCAAGATTCTAGAGTTCCACTAACATCCAATGTCAAATAACCTTTGTTCCCAGGAGAAATGTCTTGAGAACCATTATCAACCATAAAAACAATCGTTCTGGTCAAATCTGCAGTGGTTTGCAGTGCTATTCCAGAAAAATTTGCCCCTGCTGCTGGTGGAGCAGTAAATGACAAAGTACTTCCAGATACCTGATAATCAACTAAAGGTCTTAATATAATTCCATTAATTGAAATAACTAATTGCTGTTCGTTTGCTGGAGTGTATGGTTGTCCATTAACTGATAACTGAAATAAAGTAGTAGACCCATTAAACTGAGAAGAAATATTGTCCAATATTAAATTAGTATACTGGATACTTCTTAGTGGAGCTTCGTAATTGACTCCAATATTATATTGGTCCTCTTGAACTAAATTAACATTAAAATTCGGTGAGGATACTACTACATCATAGTTGCTCATATACTAACCCCAGGGGTGACTAAAAGACTTCCTTGAACAACTCTAGTATTATAATTTGATGGGGATGTTATCACAACATCATAAACATATCTCCCACCTTCCATTAAAGACGTTTCCGATTTACCCATAGAAACCATTATTTTTCCTTGTGCTCTATCTGGAAAGGAAATTGTAAATGGATATGTTCTTGATGAATATGGACTTTTTTTGATGTAACTTATTGCAGTATAATTGAATAAGTTCAATCTTGAACCATTTTCATTATAAATCGTAAAAGTGCTTTGGAAATCAGCACCTTGCTCTAGTACTAGATTTATAATCTTAGCAGACATCGAAAAAAGTTACTTTTTAGTTATTTATCTTTTCTATCAAAAGTTTTAAACAATCTTTTATTTCTTGAATATCATCTTTTATTTTATCCAATTCTTGTCTTTCTTGTAATTTTGCATTTTTTATCTTCAAATATTCATTGTATTCATGTTCATTGCAATTTAGAATTGCATTGGTCTCCTCATCTCTGAAGAGACCAGATGTGTCTTTTATTGGTATCATAGAACTGCTATTGCTCTCAAATCTTTGATTTTTGGAACAATTGATTGGTTTGTTCCTGCCATAATTATTTTTATCTGGAATCCATTAAATAGTGGCAAATCTTTTGCTGTATATTCATAACTTCTATATTCAGAATCAGTAGATGAAGGTAAGACGTTTATATCTGGTGTTCCATCATTATTTTTTGCATCTATCACATTTCCATTTGCATCAACATTTCTGAATCCAGGGAATAATTCAAATAGTTGCTGGTCATCTGGTGTATCAGATCTCAATAGACGATACATGACAACAATTTCATTTGATACATCTCTATATGCATCAAAGTAAACTTTGAGACTATCCGCAGACTTTTGTAATCTTATTACTTTGGAAACATAAATTGCAGATGTTGGATCATCATAAAGACTGTTGACTCTAGAATCAGAAATATAGTTTGATATTGGTTTATCAATTCTATTCATTGTTGTAATCACATTAACTCTATCCAAGTCTATAACTGGAGACACTTTTGTATCACTAGTGGATAAAGTCATTTCCATAACAAATGATTTGTAACCAAGGAAACTTTGTAAATTTGCAACCTCATTTACTCTAGATGCTATAATTCTTGGATTTTCAAAATAATTATTTGAATTTAGCGATATAGATTCAAATTCTCTTGCACTAAATGGTAGTTCTTCACCATTTACACTCTTTCCTGTAACGGTTCTTATTTTTGCTGCAATTGAGGTTGTTTCTGGCATTAACGATTGAATATTTGGTCTAATGCTATCAAATTGGATATTTTGAGATGCCTTTGGACCAGATATAGTATTTGCACTTGGTGAAATTATATTTAAATCATATGTTCCACCAGTCTTGGTTTCTTTAAAGAATAACTTTGGTGGACCAAATCTTCTGTCCTTTCCATTTTCATCCATTCTAACTTTAATGTGATAACTATCCAGTGTAATTGGATACTTATTAGCATCAACATCACTAAATGAATGAGTTCTGTTTATTCTTCTTAGGGAAACTCCATTGAATTCATATTTAAATACTGGTGATCCTGCAACATGATATGGAATCATGTTAACACTGAAAACTCCAGTCTGATCAATATCAACACCTCTGGTTATTCCAGTAAGAGTATTTGTCGAAGATTCAAATCCAGTATATCTAATGATTTCATTATTAATCTTAATGTATCCTGGATTATCAGAAGAAACTCCAACATTTTCGAAACTGGTGAAAATGCCAACAGATGAAACTTGGATACTTCCAGTTGCTGCCTGATTAAAGTCACTTACAATCTTTTCTGGAGGAACATCCGATTCAATTCCATATAATGTAACTCTATTATTATCAGCATACATTCCATGATTATTGTGATTGACTTTAAAATGTAATCCGTCCTCTAGTAATTCAGAATAATTTACCAATCCATTAGTGATAGTTGAAATTCCATTACTTGGATTTACATATGAAATTTCATTTGCAACGTTTGATGTATTTACTTCATCTTGAACTTGGTCAATAATTAATGAATTGAAAGATGAAATTATTCCTACTGAATTTGGAATAGTTAAGACCAAATTCTTACCGAAGTTTCCAGTCAAACTACTTGAAACAGTTAATGTATCTCCAATTGCGTAACCAGTTCCACCAATAGAAACTGTAGCAGCAACTGCAACACCAGATTGAACTGTTAAATCAACTTTAGCACCAGAACCTCTTCCTGAAATAGTTGATAATTCGACATTTGAATAGGTTGCATTTTGAGTATATCCTATTCCTGAATTTGTTATGCTTAGTGTGGAATTAATTCCAATAGAACCAACAATACTTGCTAATTTACCTGAGAAATTAGGATAATTTGACTGAAGTATTGTTGTTCCTGGAACTAAATTCGTAACATCAAAACTTGTTAGAGTTCCTGATAAACCGACTAAGATTTTCTTAGAATACGCAACTATTGGGTTTGGTCTTAAAGAAGCAATTTGTCTATTTCCAACTCCCAAATCTGGATTGTAGAATCTGAAACTTCCTGATGTTGATTTGAATTCTGCTCTGTAAAGAACAAATTTCAGGTCTTCCAATTGAGATGGTTCCCAAGTTGCACCATTTTGTGACTTAAACAATGAACCAAGAGTTGGTTGTTGGGAAACAATGATTTTTTCTGCTTCTGGTTTATTGATAGTTGATACATCAACTTCAGTCATTCTTGAAATCCAAACGTTATATGAGTTTGAATTAGAAATTAAAACGATTGCATAATCATTGCCACTTTCCAAAAATACTGGTGCTGGGAAGGTAAAGGTAGTAGATACAGAAGCATCCTCAGAAACATTAATCTGATCTGGATTCAATACTACTTCTCCGAAAGGAAGAATTTCCTGAGATGGAAGTCCGAGATAAGATGTTCTTAATTGTAAAGTTATAGGAATGTTTGCTTCATCTTTTGTTCTGAAGAATACTTCGCACTTTGTTACGAAAATTCCATTGTTTTCATTAACTTCAAATGTTTGAGCTAATGGGTCTACCCATCTAGTTTGAATTACTCTTGTAGATACTACTGATCTATTTGTAAGAGTTGTATTTGCAACTAATCTATCTTCAGTTTCTGTTAGTGTTCTGGAATCAGTTCTAATATTTCTTTCAATATCTGCATTTCTGATTCTTAATGTGAGACTCTCTACATTGTCTATAGTACCACTAGAAGTAAAGTTTGCTTCTGCAATACTATCAACTGCACCACCAACAGTAGAATTTGTTGAACTTGTTGTTAAGGTTAGTGTCTTTGTTCCAGAATCAAAAGTTGGATTAGATGGAATAGTTGGGTCTGGAATAAACAATGTTCCGACAAAAGTACCAGAGGAATCTGTTACGAGTCTAATATCAGTTACTGTAGCAACTGCATTACTCAAAGACCCGACCAATTGCATTGAAGGTGCTACTGATCCAAAGAATCTTGAATCGGCTTGATTCTCCAAACTTGCTGTGTCTACGTTTAATATTGTTGTTGTAGATGAATAGGAACCAGAAATAGAACTTGTTGGATTGTATGGATTTTCTTTGTAGAATTCAGTTGGTTGATTATATGGACCATACTTATGATTTTGCTTTGCCAGTCTAAATGTTATTGATCTGTTAACTCCAGTTACTGGCATAAATCCAGTTACAGTTTCACCTTCTATAAAAGTTCCACTTGTCATTCTAACTTCAAGAAGTTTAGGAACGACAAAATTAGTCATATCTCTATTGTCGAAGAATGCATACAACCTTGTGGATGGTTTCAGTCTTCTTGCAATTATTTCAATATTTCTAGACCTCATAAGGGTAATAATTGCCCTTGAGACAACTCTATCACCCAAACTTGTGGTATCAAATCTTTCACTTACTCCAAATTGAATTCCTTGTCTAGTTTGTTCTGTTGTAGTTGTAATTGTGTTATTTCTAAACTGTGTTACTGAATCTTGGAAAACATCAGTTGTTGTTATAACATTACCAGAAGTAACAGTAGTGGAAGATAGGAATGTGGAAGGGTTTTGTACCTGTGTAATCACAGGTCCCTGTACTATTGAGGTTCCTGTCCAGTTTGTTTCCCAAGCATTCCAATTAATTGGTGAAAGTCCAGTATTAGTATCAACACCAAGCATTTGTATTGCTGTAGTGTAATTACCCTCTACATCTTGAGTTCTTTGAGTTCTTCTTGTTTCAATCCACGTATCTGTTGATGGATTTAATTCAATGGTTCCAACCCAACTTGGGGTATTGAATGGATTTACGTTTTCCGTTCTAGTTGCAAACTTATTCTCAGTATAAATTACATCCTCATAATCTAAACATACAATGTCTCCGATACGTTTTACATTTCTAGAACCCAAGTCATTTGCAAATCTTAAATCAATATTTGGATTAGATGTAGTTCCAATTCCAATTACTGCCTCAGAACCTAAAATTAAATCAACAGAAGTTGTATAGTGTTGTGGTCTTAAAATACCAAGTGAAGTATCAATACTTGCTTTATATGATTGATTTGTTATGTCTCCACCATCATATGATTTGAAATTATCAACAAAGAAACCAGATTTGAATTTATCTAATCCTGTTTGTGGGTCTCTAATTGAAAGATTTTTTGTATCTGTTTCTAAAAGTGATAGTGAACTGTAATATTCAACGTTAGATAATCTATTTTCTAGTCTTGAGATATCTTTCATTGTATATCTCTTATGACTAGAAACAGAGATACGCACATCCTTCATATCATAGAGATATGGTGGATAATAGAAAGTTGCTATTTCTAATCCAGAGTCTAAATTATTTGGAGCCTTTGGTGAATTCGATGGAACACCACTATTAATAACAAAAGTACCTTCTTTAGTTAAGAATAATTTATCAATTCTTGGTAAGAAGTAACTATATGAAAGATTTATGGTTCTATCTTTTGTTATGATGTGGTTTGATGCATTTGCATTTAATGAGAATCTTCTGGATAAGTATTCAAAAGGAGATCTAGTTGCTGTTGATGAATCAAACTCTGATACTCTTGGTCTTAAGTCAATAATATCAGTATTTCTATATCCATCAATAACTGGTACATCCTTGGTATATCTGTCTCTATCGAAAGAGTCTGCAGATACAAAATCTCCATCATCGGATGAATTAATTGTATAATGGTTAAATATTACCTTTATTTTCTTGGTTGGGGCAGATACTTCTTTCTTTCTGATTATTCTCGAATAATCATAATATTCAGATCTTTGTCCATTATCTAAAATATAATTATCCTTAATATTTTTATCACCAACCGAGATTGCATTAACCACTCCAGAAATATTGGTTTCTGCAGAAATTACCTGTTCACCCAACGAGAATCTGTTTTCGTTTAGGTATACTACTTCGATGCTGTTAGTTCCATCATTGGAAACATAAGAAGCTACAGCACCACTAGTGCTACCTACAATTTTTTCACCTTTTATGAAATTATTTAAACTTGAATTTAATGATGTAAAATAAATTCTTGGTAATGATGGTTCTGAAGTTGAAGAAGACTCATAAATTCCAAGAATATTAACAACATCTGGAATGTTTAGAGATATAGACTTATCCTGAACTCTAAGTCCATAATACTTTCTAAAAGTTAAACCATCATTCAAGGTGGTTCTTCCAATTCCAGAAGAAATTAAAGATGAACCATCAACAATGATGCTTGAGCATCTGTTGAATAATTTTTTCTTTAGTTTAGTATTTACTTTTTTGTATGTTACTGTTAATATTGCTTGACCATTTCCACTTAGATTAACTAAACTAATAGTTCTTCCAGAAACATATACTTTTTGATTATCTAAAGATTCTATAGAACCATTAGAAATGTAAGTAAGACTATAATCTTCCTCATCAAATGGTTCTAGAGTCAGATTTACGTCTGTTTCCAAATTGCCATTGAAGGAATTTGATACTACTGTTACTAGATATGACTTTCTCAATGAGATTGAAGATGAATTTAAATCAAGACTAGAAATATTATTATTTTTTAATTTTGCATACAAGAATGCATTAGAAGTGTTTAATACATCTAACGTAACTTTTTTAAAATCGTTCGAAGTAATTGTTGAATTTGGAAGAGTTCCATCAGAAATACCAGCAACACTATTTGTTGGGATGAGAATTAGTTTTTTCTCAGAAACATTAATGTCAGCAACTTCATTGTAAGTTGGTATTGTATTTCCTTGTTTTGTATAAGATACAATGTCACCAGTTTTTATTCCAACATAAAAATTAGTCGTAGATGTTGTAACTGTACTAATTCCAGATGCTCCATCAGTAATAGTGTATTGTACACCAGATTCTGTCAAAGAAATCTTTTTAGATAAAACTGGATCTGCGGTAAATGATCCAATTCCAGATGCTGTGTTTACACCAACAATTTGGTGAACGTCTGTTAAATTGTAATCTCTAACTTTAGTAATTACTCTTCCATCTTCTATACCATCAATAATGATTCCTTCATCAACTTTGAATGAACCAGATACTTGATATAAATTGACGATATTTGAATTTATTACATTTTCTACAACATAACCACTCGAAGCACTATTCTTTCCTTCTATAAATGTAGAAGCATTTAAAGTAACAGATGCATTTAATTGTATAGTTGTATATGTTTGAATGTCAAATAATGAACAATCAAACTCACTTAGAGCATTTGCATACCCTGCATTTTTTAGTTTTAAATCATAAATTCTAGCAACACCAATTTTTTCACCAGAAGGATTTCCTGGAGTGGAGGTTCTTTCAGAATAAAGATGTACTTGGGAAGTTGAACCAAATCCAACTGGAAGAGAACCGTAAACATTATTTAATACAATTTGTCTACCAACACTAAAAGGTACTGATTGGTTTACTACTTTTTCTGTTGTTCTTGGTTTTTCAAAATCTACGATTGTTGTATCTATAGTTTCAATATCATATCCTCTTACAACTGCTTTTCCTGGAGAGACTAAAATACATCCTAGGGAATCACTTGGAATATTTCCTTGTTTTGTCTGTTGATTAGAAACAAACATTCCATTGTTTCCAATCTGATCATTCAATGACTCTTTTAATGAAATATTAAAAGGTCTTACATAATAATCTCCAGATTCATCATATGTTCTTCTTGCCAATTCGTCTTTAATTAGATCATAATTAGTTGTTTTTACAAATTTTTGAATTACACCTTTCTCTACTCTAAGTAATTCAACAAAATTCTCGTCGTTAAAATCAGTAATTTCTTTTTTGATTAAAGTTACATCAAACTTTAATCTATCTGCACCTGGAGCAGAAAAATTAGAAAATCCTTGAGCATTATCAAACAAATCATTGTATGAGTTTGATGCAACTGCCAATTCTTCGTTTATTAAAAGACCAACTCTGTATGAGGGGGAATTTGTATACTGGTCTAAAATAACTGTTTGTGGATTGACTGTAACGAAAAATCCACGAATAAAATAAACACCAGAAGCTATTTTTGCTGCAGAACCAACTGCAGTAGAATTTGAAATAACTGAAGTTGCAAATGAAGAACCACTTCTTATGGCAGAAATTCCATAAGTTATATCATTAACTGCTAATAGGTTTTCCCCATCAACAAAAGTACTAGTAGAAAAATTAGTATCACTAGAACTTTGGTATTTAATGTAAAGAGTATAATTCTTTCTATCTGAAATTTGATTTGTAATATAGTTTTCTACCTTAGCAGTTACTCCGCTGGTCTCTCCTTTAATTAGTTTTCCTACGAGACTTTCAATGTATAAAGATACAGGTATTCCAAGATGAGTTTCATCAATTTGAACACATGTGTAATTTGAATCATATGACAATTGACCAGGAATGACCATTGCACCTTCTTTAAAAAAGTGCTGACCAAACTTCTCAATTTGATTTTGGAGAATTGACTGTAAAGTAGTTAATTCTCTTGCCTGTATTGGAGTTGCAGGTTTAAACAGTACTCTTTGATAATTTTTACTTGAGTCAAAATCATCAAAATATGGAGATACATTTAAATTGGTATTTTGAGGCATTTTTCTTTAGAACTCCAATACGATTTTAATATCTTCTTTTTGACTTGCTGATCTTGGAATTGCTTTCCTGTTATCAATATAAATTATATCACCAGACCTTTTGTTATATTCTGCTGATGATATGCCAGCAACAAAATTACTTCCTAATTGGTATGTCCTACTATTTATTACTGTACTGATACCCGTAAAGTTTCTATCTACGGATAGTGCAGGTCCTACAATATTGGGACATTCTATGGTATAAGAACCACCTGCAATTGGGGATGAAGTAAATCCGTGAATTTTGTAATTAACACCAACAGTTGCAAGTCCAACTGGTTGATAGTATTTTAGAACACCAGTAATATTATCCCATGAAGCAACAAATCCAATCGCAGTCATTCCTGTTCCAATTGTTTGTCTTATTACGGAATCGACTGGATAAGTTGTTTGTGTTGTTAATCCCGATAGTTTAATAGAATTTAATGCACTTACCTGCCCCAATGACAATCTTTCAGTATCACTTCCAAAGATTGTAGGATTTTTTATAATACCAATTCTGGCAAAATCATTTCCCAAGATGATGTCTGGGTTTTGCTCATCAGTTAAGTATCTGGAATAAACGAGAACTCTATATGCACCTAATTCTCTGTAAATATTGTAACCATGACCACCTTTTGGTGGAATTATGACATCAAAGGATGCTACTCTTCCATCATTGGAAAGTTCTGATGGTATTCCTGGAGCACCTGGTTCAAATCGTATAATTCCTTTTGTGTATCCAGAACCACCATCAGTAACAAATACTTCAGACACTTTTCCGAAAGAATCTACAGTAATTGTTGCTTTACCTCCAGTACCATCCCCTAATATTGGTATATTGGTGAATGATTTTGAAATTGGTTGGTAGTTAATTCCTCTATCTGTAATTGTAATTACTTCTACCTTTCCATTGATTGCATTATTTTTAGTTGAAATTGTTTCTCCAACTTCTCCCCAATTTTCTGGAACAGGAATAAATTCGATAGAATCAAACTTTACGATTTCTGATGGTTTTATTGTAAATAGATACTTCCAAATATAACCGTCACCACTAGTTCCTGCTGGTCTTGCTTCTAAATCAATAAAAGTTGGTTGGTCAAATGATGGTCTTCCACTTGGGTTTTCTGGATCGGTTCCATTTTGTAAACAAATGTATACTCTAAAATCTTCGTTAATGACGTAAAAATTAGATTCGTATAGACTTGGTTGACTTGTTACTGGGGTTTTATTATAAATTGAGTAATCATGTCTATACATTTCATAAGTTGTTCCAGAAGTCCATTGGACTTTTCTTATCATCCTTCTTACATCATCACTAGTAATTTTTTTCATAGCAATGATGGTTTCTTTTATCTGATTTTCTTCATTAAAACCATCCAATGGAGTTAGTCCCTCTCCCCAAATAGCAGATCCACCTGCTTGCGGATTTAAACTATTTGGTTGACCAATAAAGGTATAGTAATTATTCGCAGTATTACCAACTGAAACTAAACTTTTTACAAAAGTTTCAGCGTTCATCACCCTAAATTGTTCAGTTATTATAGCAGGCATTTTTATGCAACCGTTTTTTCTTTATTTAGTTCTATTTTAGTCCACGAGTTCTGTATACATCAGGGGCAGTGGATAAACCTACCAATCCATTGTTAGTATTTACACTGAAATTTTCTGGATTAAATCTAGTTCTATTTTGGAAATCATAAATCTTACCCCAAGTATATCTTCCATATATTCCATTTTCATTTGTATTAGTATTAACTTGAATTGGAATATTTCCTGGTCCTGGAGCAAAGTAACATCTTACAGTCACTATTCCAGAAACTGCTGGAGTAACAGCACCAACTCTATAAACACCGTCAATGAAAGATGTTGCTGTTCCAACTTTTGATGCTGGATAGTTATTCATTCCACCGATTGATGTTGTTATTCCAGTTAGTGCGTGTCCAACTGTAGAGTTGCTATCATAGATTACGAAATAATCACCAACTTCTAGTTGACTATTGGTAACACCAAATGTGTTTAGTGAGGAATAACCAATTCCAAGAGAAACATTGTCATATTGTTCACTACTTAATACAAAATCAATATGAGTTACTCCAACTCCAACATATTTTATGATTCCAAAATCACCTTGTGCTTTAATTGAATATATCTTTTCAGTTGTAACATTATCACCTTCAATTATAACTGGTGGTGGTGTTGATTGAGAATAACCAAAACCAGGATTTACTATGTTGACACTGGAAACTACCCCATTTAATACTGTAGATGTTGCAGTTGCTCTGTTATAAATTGGTTCTGCATACATCGTAGTTCCAGAAGTTCCTACCAGTAAATACCTTCCCTCTTCTGCTATAATTCTTCCTACTGGTCTTACCTCAGGTGGAGGTGGTGCAGGAATAAATGCCAAATCTTTAACTATGTTATTCTGATTGGTAGTTCTTTCTGTCCAATAAGATAAATCTAAGGAGAATATGAGTTTATTTGCTGAAGTCAAAGCAACATAAACATCATATTCATACTTTATATTTAAAATATCATCAGAAATATTTGGAACTATTCTGGTCCAATTTGTATTTCCAGTAGGAGAAACAAATATTGTACCATTTTGTCCAACGGCAACAAATTGAGTGCCTGTCCAAATTACTTTTTCAAAGTTTCTAGTAGTCGGTAATTGTACTACTCTATCCCAAATATTTCCATCCATGGAGTGTAGTATTATACCACCATCTCCAACAACAACAAACCTAACGTTATTTGTTGCAACTCCATTTAAGTTTACAAATGCTGGAGGATTTCTCTTATACAGTGCTGTAGTTCCTATACCAACACCAGTAAATAGTCCTACTCCATCTCCAACTGCAACAAGAGTTCTTCTCAAAGATGAGTAAGCAACATCATTAAATGTATTATAATACGTAGAGAAGTTAATTATTGGATCGGGTAAACCGAGAACAACTTGCTCTTCCAACAACTTAAGTTCTGTCCAAGATGAAAGAGTAGTGTTGATACCTGTTGCGGTAACTACCTTTGCAAATTCTCCAACTGCGTAATATCTACTCGTGTCTGCAACTGCAACAGAATTGAAATCTACTGTTTGACCATAACCAATAAATGACTGGTTCCATTCGAGTCCATTAGTTGAAATTGCCACAATACCACTAGAACCAACAGAAATGATTGGATTTCCGATAGCAACTTTATTCAATGTATATGAACTGGAAATTCCATTATTAGTGCCTTTCCAATTATAAATTGGGTCTTTTCTTTTTATGAAAGCAGAAGAAATCGCAACAACAGGACTTGTTAATGTATTATATCCAGTTCCTTGATAAACAAGATTTAAATTGGAGATTGTTGATGCAGAAGAAACAATCGCAGTAGAAATAGCAGATTGTATATCATTTACATCCACAATATGAATATCTCTTAAGTTTTCACTAAGAGCATCTACTTCAGTAAACAGTGGGAATGCATTGTTAACGTATATCTTTTCATCTTCTTCAAAAACACTACTAATCAATTTAGTATTTGGAGAAACTCTTGATTTCAGGTCTGGTCTAGACTTGGAGTAAAGAACACCGTTTATAATTTTATCTACAGTTTGCTTCTTCCATCTCAATGGTCTCTCTTTTGTCACATCTGTGTTTATTCCAATACTATCATAAGTAAATGTATCGAGAGAATCTGATGATATTATTTTCTTTACAACTCTTTCAAATTGTGGTCTATCTCCTGGGTCTATAATATTTTCACCAATTTGTATTGTATCTCCTTCTTTAATTGTCTTTGGTGGATCAATTTGCTCAACATCCAAATCAGAACCTCTAAAGAATAGTACAGTACACTTCGAATTTTGTTTTGGTGCTTCAGTGAAAGTTAATCGTGAACCATTAAACGTATATGACTTTATTGGTTCCTGTAGAATGTCATTAATATACACAAACAAATTGTATTCGATTCTAATGTCTGTACTTGGGTCTGACTTCAAACTAAGAACCTCTGTAGTTCCTGCCTGAGAAACAGTTAGTGTGAACTTTTTCTTTGTCCCTGTAAAGAACGGTGATATATCATCAAACTGAATAAACTGTCCTGGATAGAATCCACTAAATTTATCAGTCAAAGTTTCTTCTACAGTAATTCTAAACTCACTAAATCCGATTCCAATATTTGGATTAGTTGTAATACCAGAAACTTTTAATACATCACCTACTTTGTAGTATAAACCAGGATTTTCAATATTGAATCCAATTATATTTCCTTGATTTCCAACAACAACAGATGCTTTAGCACCAAATCCATTTCCATTACCTCCAGAGATATACTCAAGTGGCAAATCACTATACCCCGTTGGTATACCAATAACAACCCTTGGTGGTAGTGATGAAGTGTATCCACTTCCAGCATTTACAATAGAAATTGAAGTTATTGTTCCACCAGTTCCAATTGTTGCAGATAGTGATGCTCCAGACCCAACATTAGATAAAATTTGAATTTTTGGTGGTGTTCTATATCCACTTCCAAATCCTTTAATAGTTACTGCTGATATTGTTCCTGCTGCAGAAACAGTAACTGTTGCCCCTGCTCCCACCAATGGTTGATAACCATAACCAGTAGATATTCCTGTTCTGACAATTTTTCCTGCTCCAGGAGTACCAGTTAAAAACCTAATTCTATTTTTTCCTGGATTGTCAATTACAAAATCCGTATTTGATATTTGTGGAATGTTGTTAATTAAAACAATAGGATTATTATTAACATCAATTGAACTAGTTAAAACAGTGTTTGTATTTGTATAAATTCCAACAATATCTTCCCCATAAGTTTGAATAAAGAATTCTGTTGAAGAGGCACCAACAAATTTAGTTGAAATGTCATCAAAGATAACGTTTTTATCATTTGGTGTTCCTGGGTCAAATTTTCTTGTAAATGCTCTTCCAGAGAATGAAGAATTTACCTTCAATCCTTCATATCCAGTAGGTCCATATGGTGCAGTAGTAAAATGTATTTCATCTTTAGATATATTAAAATCACCTCTAAGAACAGTAACTGCTGCTCCAACAGTATGATATCCAACTCTTGACCCCAAGTATCCTCTTGTGACACTAAATGCATTTGTTGACCCTATACCTATGGTATTGATTCTAAAATATTCTGAATCAATCTGAAGAGTATCTAAAGAAGTTATTGAAGAAATTCCAGAAAGGTATATGACATCTGTAGTAACACCTACTGTAGATACTAAAGATGGAGATAAATCTCTCTTGTATAGTGGACTTTGAATTATATTATCTACAGATATTATGGCACTTGCATTAGGATTGTCAAAAGTAAATGATTGTAATCCAGTTCCATATGAAGTTATGTTCAACTCATTTGATGTCGATAAACCAGAAACCTTATAATTATCATTATCTATTTTTGATATGTATAGTGTAGATGGTAGTATATTTGTTCCTAAAACTTTTGGAGTTAAATATAAATCATCTGCTGGAGTTACCCCACCTACCAATGAACCAGAAATTTTAAGTTTATCAGTAAGAGCATAACCAACACCACCATTTGCAACATTAATTGAAGAAATATCACCGAACGAATTTCTAGTCACATTAAAAATAGCACCACTTCCAAAACCAATTACAGTTGAACTAGGTACATTTGAATATGTGCTATTTGCTTGACCAACTATTCTTGTATTTGCTACTGAAGAAACTGTGAATGACAAGTCATTTGCTGGACTTGTTCCATTCATAAAAGTTCCAGAAATCGAAACAGTATCTCCAACAGCATATCCTCTTCCACCTTCTCTTAAAACTAAAGAAGTTGATATTGGATTTCCCGTTGAAGAATTATAGACAATGAATACATTAAATTTTGCTCCAGTTCCTACTCCACTTGTGGAATAGGCAGGAAATGGATCAAAAAATCCATAAAATCTATTTTGATTTAGTGAGAAATCTGGAGTTATAGATGCAGAAGTTCCAACGATATTAGTTGAAATTGCAACATTATATCCATTTTCAAAAATAGAAGTTCCATTTCCACCTTCAACTTCCATAATAATTGAAGACTCAGTTGATGCAACTGATAGATACGGAGAACTATCTGGACCTTTTCTAACAATTAATGAACTTTCTACATATGAAGTTGTTGCAATACCTACTTTAGTTCCCAAATCTTCAGTTGTTGGAAAGTATCCAGAACCAGGATTCAAAATTGCAATTCTTCTTATAGAACCATCAACAATAACTGGATAAAAAAGACCCTCAACCAATGGTGGTTTAGTACCAAGTACTTCTATTTTTGGTGGGTCAGTAGATGCATATCCAGTTCCACCAGATATAACATCGAATGATGAGACACCATACTCTGAATTAAAATTGGGTCTTAATACAGCACCCGATCCTGGAACTTCTCTTGTTGACATATTATTTTACTTGTTATATACACCACGGGGGAATAATTGTCCTTTTGCTGGCCTTCTTCCTGTCAAATAACCAGGAGAAGATCTATCTTCATCTCTTAATGAAATATTTCCAACGGAAACAGTTCCATTAGTTAGAGGTATCGTATAAGAAGGAGCATTTGCGGTAAACTCATAATCAACTGCTGAATTATTTCCAGAAACTTGTGGTTGGAGAGAAATAAATGTAAAATTTGCCATTATACGGTCCTCGCACAGAATAGAATTCCTTGAGTTTTATTTTTCTGGTTGTATGAACCAGTAATAACTGTATATACTTCTGAAGGACTTACTGTAATTGTATCTCCTTGCTGAATATTTACTCCTGGAAGATTGTAAGAGAAATCAATCAAAACGAAATCATCTGGAAGATAATATGGAACTGGAACTAATTGACCATTTAATGGAATTCCTTTAATCACTGCATTAAAATCTAATTCATTGCTCAAGTATTGTGATAAATTAAAGTTTCCTTTTCCTCTTTCTGGTGATTGAGATGCGCTTCTATAATATATTCTCTTGCTAGTTCCATTATAAGTACCATAATAGTATGAAGAACTAGTATAAGTATTGGAAACATAAAAATCATCAACATATCTACCAACTCTATCACTAGAAACATCTGAATTGGTATATCCAAATTCTGCTGCTCTTCTGGAAGGATTTGTACTACTATCTGAATTAGAATTTCCAGAAATAAATGTTCTAAATCTTAAGGATGGTCTAAAGTTATCACTACTTTGAGAAACTTCAGGAATAATATGAGTAAGTCCACTTAAAAATGCATAATCTAAATCCCATATATTGGAGGTAAAATTATGAATAAAAAATGTTCCGTAAGTATTATCTGAAATTCTCTGACTTGAGAGTGTTGGTGCTTTATATGAAAATACAGCAAAATTTGGATCTATTGAAGACCTAAAAATATTTAAGTCAAGTCTATACCCAGTATTTGATCCAGTTCCTATTGGTTCATATCTACCAACTTGGTTATTGTATCTAGAGATACCATCATCTGAACTAGTACTTTCTAAACTATAATTTCCATCATTATTTGTTGGTCTTGCGGGTGTATCCCAACCTTCTGCTCCAACCCATCTAAGTCCCTTTGCCATACCACCAAATTGAAAAGAATTCAATTGATATGGATATGGATGGAATCCACTACCTACACTAACTATCCAATTTAACTCGGTGAAATTAGATGGTATAAGAAATTGTCTATACGTGGTTCCAAACTTTTTATTTTCATCTATAGTATGTTTGAGTACTCCCGCACTTCCCTGACCTGTTACTATTCTTTTAGCATAAAAATCAGATGTTCCCCCAAATCCAGTTGGGTTCACATCTGCAAAATCTGCAGGAAGAACAACTATTTTTCCACCATTAAAATTACTTGTATTGTCATTAATATAATATGTTCCTGCTTGTCCTACTGCTGGATTGAAATACAATGTATTATTGGAAGTTACATAGTTATTTGCATTAAATGGAATTGAACTTGAACGGTAAGCCCATCCAGAATCATTTGTTTTTGCAAGTCCTATTTGATATCCTACAGAATTTCTAATTGTTAAAGAATCACCTTCTCTGATTGTAATTGTAGTATTTGCTCCCCCTACAGTACCATTTCTATCTGCTCCATTTATAACAAATGAACTAGAAACTATAGAAGAAAATGTACAGGCATATGAAGCACTTCCTGTTACTGTTGCTGCTATTGATACTACTACGTCAAAATCTGAAGCACCATTAGATGCTCCTCCAATATTAGATGCAGATACTCTTACAATTTCTCCACCAGTATATCCATATCCAGGACGGTTAACAAGAACTCCGTCAATAACTCCATTATTTCTAAAAATATCAAGAGTCAATTCAGTTCCGATTCCAGTTAATGATGTTGTGGAAACATCATAATAATCATCACCTATGGTTCCGACCGTTCCACCAGCATTTGCAGTATAAGTTGATACTCCAATAACAATACCACTATCAGCATCACCATTCCAACCCAACCAAGTAAATGCTTCTTCTAATTGATTAACTAAAGTGCTGGATGCCCATCCAGGATTTATAGAAATTGATGTGGTTGTAATTGCCATTTAAATTTATGCCTCCAGTTGAAGAATTGTTAGGATTGCTGTAATTGATTGTGTAGAACCAGAAAGGTTCGTAATTGCTGCGTAAATTGTGGTGTCAGCAGGGTCATCTAAATTACCACCCATAACAAATGGAGAAACGATTTGTGTGGTAGAAATTCCAGTGGTGATGACCTCAGCAATCACTCCACTTCCAGGTAGTGGATCGGTTCCAACACTTCTGGATGCATCATTTGCTCTTGATGTACTATCAGTATATAGTCTTAACCATCCTGCAGTAGAAAGTCCAACCTTCATCAGTGCATAAGACTTAAATCCAGTAATATCAGTATTGCCAATTCCATTGTTTGCGATTGAAGTAGTCACTCCAGTTACTACAGTTCTTGATTGTAATGAACCACCAGATGCTGTAATTGTTGCAATTCCTGCACTAAATGTAACATCAAGTCCAGTTCCAAAATCAATTGTAGTTGCA